CATATAGCCTACGTGACCTCAATGACAAAGCGGGGAACTCTAAGGTAGTTCGTGTGAGACGCTCTAGCGACAACGCTGAGGCAGACTTTAAGGCTAAAGAGGTGTCCGATGGGACACTGGTGGATTGGGTGAATACCAATACTAACGGAGTGTTTGCAAACGAGGGTTTTGAAGCTTTTTCTGGAGCATCTGAGTCTGGATTTACTGCTCATAACTCCATTGAAAACTCTGCAGCAACAACCACAGCATCTTCGGGATCGACTGGTGATGTTGTAGTTGTGTCCTTTGACTTAGATATTTCAGAAGGTTCCCCAGCGCTATCACTAAGAACATTTAGCACGGGAGGTACTCTTGCCTCAAATTTCGTAATATATACAGAAAGTGGTAACTACACTGCTACGTTCACCGCTACAACTACGTTCAGAGCGGTTGGATTCACGGAGGGTGATGCACCCTCAAGCTTTACCGTTAACAACTTTAAGATTCTAAACGATGGCTTTGTGGAGACTTGGTATGACCAGTCAGGCAACGGCAATGATGCTGTTCAACAGGTGTCTGGAAGTCAGCCTAAGATTGTTGATGCTGGTGTTCTTGTGAGCGGTGGGTTGGACTTTGATGGGGTTGATGACACTTTAGTAGTCACAGGAAATCCTGTCATTACAGCTAACCACGCAGGGGCTTACAGTGCCTTTAGTGTTCACAACATCCCTACGAATGAAACTGGATACATAACTGGAAACGCATCTACAACCAACGGAACCTCTGTACTAGCTAAAAACACATCGGAATTTGCATTAACAAATAAAAATTCTGGTGGTTTAGATACAATATCAAGGACGGCTGGTGAAAATCTATTGTCTGCTTGTTACAATAATGGAGATGCTTCTCTTTTAGTTAATGGGGGTGGTTCAATGGCATCTGTTGGAACCTATGACTTTGCGGCTGGAACCTCTGACTTCCGAATTGCGAGCAGAAATCCAAACAACTCACACCTGCTTGGTACTATCCAAGAAATCATCATCTACGACTCCGACCAGTCGGACAACCGTACAGCCATCGAGACTAACATTAACAATCAATACGACATTTACTAATGTACCTAATATACGAAACTGAACAGGACGCTTGTGAACGTGCTGACGAAGAAGGCAAGTACCAAGGATTCTCCTACTGGACTGAAGGCAAAGGCACACGCTGGTTGACTAAGCCAGTACCTACTGCTGACGGCAAGTGGGCATTGGATGTCTCCGAGTATGACTTGGACGACCTAGAAGCCCTATCTGTTGTTGACAGCTACCTAATCCCCGACACTATCGAAGATAACATTTAACTACCCTTTACCCCTTGCTCGTTCTGTAGAGAGCTCCTTAACCCCAATCGGTTAGATTTGCGCCCAACAGAAGGAAGCCCACCGTTCGAGCAAGGGTTTATTTTATAAAGACAATATATGAATACTGAAACAGCTCAAGCACTCTACTCCAAACTGGAAGGTAAGCGATACCAATACGTAGATCGTGCTCGCCAGTGTTCCAAACTTACCCTTCCTTACATTATGACTGAGGAAGGCTTCGGCGCACATAGCCGCCTAGAAACACCCTTTCAAGGCATTGGGGCTCGCGGAGTGAATAACCTCGCATCTAAATTACTACTAGCACTCCTTCCACCCAATGCCCCTTTCTTTCGTCTCAACGTAGACAACCACGGACTTGAACAAGAAGGCGCTCCAGCAGAGTTAATCTCTGAGATTGAGAAGTCCCTTCAGCAAGTCGAAGAGTCCGTTATGGATGAGATTAGCCGTGAGACCTATCGCACTGCTCTCCATGAAGCACTGAAGCATCTTATCATCACAGGTAATGCACTTATCTACCTTCCTGAAGAGGGTGGTATGCGTGTGTTCCATCTTGATCGTTTTACAGTGGAGCGTGACCCAATGGGTAACATTCTCTACATCTGCACCAAAGAGCAGCTATCCTATATGTCCCTCTCCCAAGAGATGAAAGACATTGCTGGCAACGCTGATGGTGAAGGAGCTGACAACGACGTCAACCTGTTCACCGCTGTTTGCCGCAAGGAGAATGGCTGGAAGGTGTGGCAAGAGATCAATGGCAACCTTATCCCTGATAGTGAAGGCTTCTACCCGCTAGACAAGAACCCCTTTATCCCACTCCGCTTCTCCCGCATCGACGGTGAGGACTATGGACGAGGATACGTTGAAGAGTACCTAGGTGACTTGCAATCCCTTGAGAGCCTCCAAAGAGCTCTTGTAGAAGGCTCAGCAGCCGCCGCTAAGGTTCTCTTCCTCGTAAATCCCAACGGCACAACACGCGCTAAGACACTTGCTGAATCACCTAATGGTGCTATCGCTCAAGGCAACGCTGCTGATGTGTCCGTTCTCCAGCTCAACAAGTTCAATGACTTCCGAGTTGTCCAAGAGAGCATCGTAAAGATCGAAGAGCGTCTTGGTCACGCCTTCTTGCTTACCTCTGGTGTTGTTCGTAACGCTGAGCGTGTCACTGCTGAAGAGATCCGTATGCTAGGACAAGAGCTAGAGACTGCTATCGGTGGTCTTTACTCGTTGCTCTCAGTGGAACTTCAGATGCCTATGGTTAATCGCCTAATGGAAGTAATGCGCCGCAAGAAGAAGCTTCCTAAGATGCCTAAGGACATTATCAATCCTGTTATCATTACAGGTGTTGAAGCCCTTGGTCGTGGTCATGATCTACAGAAGCTAGATATGTTCCTAGCTGGTGCTGCTCAAGTAGTAGGCCCTGAAGCTGTAGCTCAATATGTGAACGTCGGAGAATACTTTAAACGTCGTGCTACATCCCTCGGTATTAAGACTGATGGATTAGTTAAAGGCGAAGAACAAATGGCTCAAGAAGCCCAACAAGCCCAACAAATGCAGATGGCAGAGAAGCTAGGCCCAAGTGGTATTAAAGCTATTTCTGACCAAGCGAAAGTACAACAAGAACAAGCTCCCGTAGAGGAATAATAAACTAGAATATGGCTGACCTACAACAAGTACAGATCAATGAAGTAAACGAGGAAGAGAATATCTCCCTCGAACAACAAGCTGCTATGCAAGAAGAAGCGGCTAACCAGCGTAACCAAACGCTTGAAGCAGACCCAAAAGAGGGCAAAGAAACTATTGAAGAGCAGCTCAAAGAAGACGAAGAGCCTGCTGAAGAAGAACGCCCTGAGTGGCTCGACGAGAAGTTTGAGAGCCCCGAAGAGATGGCTAAGGCTTACAAAGCTCTTCAACAGAAGATGTCCAAACCAAAGGCTGAGAAGAAAGCTTCCGTAGAGGAGACCTCAGCTCCAGAGGCTACTACAGGTGCTATTGAAGACGCTCGTAATGAGTTCGCTGAGAACGGTGAGTTGTCCGACAAAGCCTTTGATGCTCTTGAGAAAGCGGGACTACCTCGTTCGTTCGTAGAGCAATACATCGCTGGTCAACAAGCTATGTCAGTACAGCAAGCTGCTACCATCCAAGAGTCTATTGGTGGTGCTGGTAACTACGAGGCTATGGCTGAGTGGGCTTCTGAGAACCTTGCTGATGGCGATCTTGATGCCTTTAACGATATCGTAGAAGGACAATCAGTAGAGCAAGCTCGTGTAGCTGTTAAAGGACTGTATGCTCAGTTCCAAGCTGCTGGTGGTAAAGGCCCTGCTCTTGTCCAAGGATCTACTTCAGGTGACGCAGGTGTAAAGCCATTCGGTTCTACAGCTCAAGTTACTGAAGCTATGCGTGATCCTCGTTATGCCAGTGATCCAGCTTATCGTGAAAACGTAGAGAAGCGGATGTCTGTTTCCTCAATCTTTTAACCAATAAAGTAAATTAATATTATGAAAGAAATTATCTCATACCTAGTAGCCAACGTAGACAGTATTCTGTTTGCTGTTTCGGCTGTCGTAGCTGCTGCTTCTGCTGTAGCTGCTCTTACTCCTACTCCTAAAGATGACTCCATCGTAGCTAAAGCTTACAAGGTTCTCGACTGGGTCGCTCTTAACGTAGGCAAAGCTAAAGACAAGTGATTGCTACAATCGTTCAGTTACTAATAGCGTTCCCTAAGATCGGAGCTATGTTTCTGAAGATACGAACCGAATATGTTAAAGAACTTGCAACTCGTCGTCACCGTGAGCACAGCACTCGTATTAATGAGTGGGTGCGTGACACTAAGAGAGAGCAGGATTCCTGAGTTCATCGAGGAGCTAGACCAACACGAGTTTAGCTCCTCTGAACGGGAAACCATCGGGGACATCCTCGACTACGTGAATGATCTAGAAAACAGTGTTAAGTAAACTAATAGTTCTATCCCTTTTGTTGTTCGGGTGCTGCCAAGCGGACACCTCAATAACCCTTAAAGACTTCGTTAAGTTAATCCCTCAGTGGGAAGTCTACCCTGATAGTCCTCACACAATAGTGGGTGACAACGGGGCTGCTTATGGTCACTACCAGATCCACAAGGTAATGGTAGATGATTACAACCGTATTACTGGTTCTAAAGCCTCCCATACGGACGTATTTGACCCCGTGTTCGGGGAGATGGTCGCCTATGCTGTTCTGAAGCACTACGCGAAGCACATACAAGCCTCTGGTGTTACACCTACGGCTGACCACATGCTGTTCATCTGGAATGGTGGAGGGAGTGCTTGGAAGCGCGTAGAGAATCCCATCAATGACCAGAAGCAAATCAATTTGAATACCTACAGAAGTAGGGCAACCCCAATCATAACAAGATATCTAAATGAAAAGAAAAGGCGTCAGTCTCCGCAAGGAGCATAAATCATCCAAAGGCGGACTCACCGCTAAAGGGAGGAAGCACTACAATGCTAAGACTGGCTCCAATCTAAAAGCACCACAGCCCGAAGGAGGCTCTCGTAAGAAATCCTTTTGTGCTCGTATGGGTGGCGTCAAAGGTCCTATGAAGGATTCCAAAGGTCGCCCTACACGTAAGGCCTTAGCCCTGCGTCGCTGGAAGTGCTAACAACCAATTTCGTTCCAAGCCGTAAGAAGTAGCAGCTTTGCCCTCCGAGGAGGATAACTTAGTAGCAAAACGAGCGATTAAGAACACCTAACCTGTGACCCCACTCTGGGAGTCGCTACTAAGTAAACTAACTCAAAAATAGAAATAATAACATCATGGCAAATACAAGCCCGTCCCGTTTGGGACAAGTAAACGGTTCTGGAGATGCGGAAGCACTCTTCCTTAAAGTCTTTAGCGGAGAAATCCTGACGACCTTCGAGGAGCAGAACATAATGAAGGATCTCCACATGGTTCGCACCATTCAGTCTGGTAAAACAGCTCAGTTCCCTGTTACAGGTGTTGCTGACGCTAAGTACCACACTGTCGGTGAAGACATCGTTGACAGCTCCAACAGCTACCTATCAACCATCAAGCACGCTGAGCGCACCATCAACATCGATGACGTTCTGATTGCTTCGACATTCATCGCCAATATCGATGAGCTTAAGAACCACTACGACGTCCGTAGCATCTACGCTAAGGAACTCGGTAAGGCTCTTGCTAAGCGCTTCGATATTGCCACCATGAAGACTCTCTTCGCTGCTGCTGGTGGTACATCGCCTATCGGTGGTAACGGTGGTACAAGCATCTCTGGTGCTACTACTGACACTGCTGCTGGTCTTGTTGACTCGCTCTACGCTGTTGCTCGCTCGCTTGACGAGAAAGACGCTCCAGACGAAGGTCGTTTCGCAGTTCTGACTCCTTCTCAGTACTACACTCTCCTCACTTCTGACAATGTTGCGATCAATCGTGACACAGGTGGTGTAGGTAATGTTGCAACTGGTAAGATCGCTCAGGTCGCTGGTATCAACCTCTTCAAGAGCAACCACCTTGATAGCGTCATCTCTCTTGGTGACGCATCTGCTGTTGCAACTAACGACGGTGCATCTAACAATGATGTGTTCGGTGCTGGCGGTGCTGGTTACAACGGTGACTTCTCCGCTCTTAGCGGTACAGCATCTGCTAAGGGATTCCTTGCAGGTACTAAGGAAGCTATCGGTACTGTTAAGTTGCTCGACTTGGCTACTGAAAGCGAGTACCAAATCCAACGTCAAGGTACTCTGTTCGTTGCTAAATACGCAATGGGTCATGCGCCTCTCAGACCAGAGTGCGCTGTGAAGGTTCTTCCTGCATAGTAATCAACACTTAATCATTGAGCCCCTTGGGACAATCCCCTTGGGGCTCTTTTTAAACCACACAACCCACTATCTATTTGAAAGAAACAAAGCAGTGCATTAAGTGCAATCACGAACTCCCTCTGGACGAGTTCCACGTTCACTCACATAAAACAGGTAAGCTACGTAATACCTGCAAATCCTGTCGTAGAAACCAACACAGAAAACGCCTATATGGTATTAACGGGAACGAGTATGACACCCTACTAGTATCCCAAAAAGGTGTTTGCGCTATCTGTGGTACTGACACGCCATCCCCGACCCAAGAAGAAACTCACAAACACTTATTCGTTGACCATTGTCACACCTCAGGAGCCGTTAGAGGTCTCCTCTGTAGTGCCTGTAACACTGGTCTTGGACTTTTCAAAGATAACCCTGAGCGCCTAAAAGCCGCCATTCAATATTTAACAAAGTAATAATATGCCTACTCTGACATCTAAACTAGAAGCAGTAAATTCGATGCTAGGACACATTGGTGAGTCACCTGTGAACAGTATCAGTAACACCAACGCACTCCCTGTTTCCGCTGCTACAGCTATCTCTGCTCTTGATGAGATTAGCCGTGCGGTTCAGTCAGATGGTTGGCAATTCAACACAGAAGTAAACGTCTCCCTGAGCCCTGCTGGGGATGGCACTATAACTCTCTCAGAGGACATCCTTGAGCTAGACCCTATCGACAAAACAATAGATGTCGTACAGCGCGGTTTAAGTCTCTTTGATCGTTCTAATAACACCACAGTGTTCACCAAGGATCTCAAAGTGAACCAAACACGTCTCCTAGATTGGGACTCTCTACCAGAACCAGCTCGTCGCTATATTGTACTGCGTGCCTCTCGTGTGTTCCAAGGGCGCATCATCGGTTCTCGTGAGCTAGAAGCACTTATCGCTCGTGATGAATACAAAGCTTATGCTGCTCTCATGGACTTCGATAGTGGTAGTTCTGATCGGACTATATTTGACAACTACGACGTAGCCTCCAGAATTGGTATTAACCGTAACTACGACCTTACATAATGGCTTTAATTAACACTAGTGTTCCTAACCTTATCCAAGGTGTCTCTCAACAACCTGATGCCACTCGTTTTGATGGTCAATGTGAGGAGCAGGAAAACGCTCTTAGCTCTGTTGCAGAAGGCTTGAAGAAGCGCCCTAACACTAGGCACATTGCTAGGTTATTGGAGACAGCTATTAGTGCTGATAGCTTTGTTCACTTTATCAATCGCAGTGACACTGAGAAGTATATTGTTATTCATGATGGTACAAAGCTACAGGCATGGAATATCCTTACTGGTAATGAGG